TCCTTTTTCCTCCATTTCTTTCTTTTCCTATTTTATTCCTTTGAGGTTAAGGTGTCAAGTTTTATTATACTACATCACTATGTTGTCACAAAAAGCATATCACGTTTTGCCCGAAATACCGTGGATTGCTTGAATTTTGTCCGCAAGCTGAAGGACAAGAATATCCCTGTGTTTTTCGAGAAAGAGGGCATTGAATCCACCGACCAGCGCGGTGAAATTATGCTGACAATTTTGGCGTCGCTTGCACAACAGGAGTCGGAATCGCTTAGTCAAAATGTAAAAATTGGAATGCAATATCGCTTTCAGCAAGGGAAGGTTATGGTGAATTGCGCCTGTTTTCTGGGCTATGATAAAGACGCTGACGGAAAGCTGGTTATAAATCCTGAACAGGCAGAAACGGTCAAGCGAATCTTTCGTGAATATCTTGAGGGTGCAAGCTGTATCAAAATTGCCAAGGGCTTGGAGCGTGACGGCATTCTGACGGGCAGGGGAAAGACACGCTGGTATGACAGCACAGTCAAAAAGATATTGGAAAATGAAAAATACATGGGTGACGCATTGCTGCAAAAGACATATACCACGGACTTTTTGCAGAAAAAGCGAGTGAAGAATACGGGCATCATGCCGCAGTATTATGTTGACGACAATCACCCCGCAATCATTCCGAAAGAGCTGTTTCTTGCGGTGCAGGAGGAAATGGCAAGGCGTGGCTCAGTCGAGGACTGCAAGGGCAGAAAGCGCAGTTTTTCAGCGAATCACTGCTTTACAAGGCTGATTGTCTGCGGTGAATGTGGAGATCAGTTCAACCGAATTCACTGGAATAACCGTGGTAAAAAATCCATTGTGTGGCGATGTGCGACACGTCTGCGTGATAAGAACGGATGCCACGCACGGACAATAAACGAAGAGGGTCTGAAAGCTGCATTTGTGGAAGCACTAAACAGAATTATTGCAGAAAAGCAAGAGTATCTTCTTCAGCTAAAAAGGAACATCGAGAGCGTTCTGACAGGCGGTAATTCCGAAAGTACGGCAGAAATTGATGCAAAACTTGCAGATCTTGAACGCCAGCTTGTCGCAAAAGCCGAGGAGCATGAGGACTACACCGACATAGCAAGCGAGATTTATGCTCTCCGCAAGCAGAGAGATAAGCTTACGATGAGCGAAAATGCGAGAAATGACTATCTAAAACGGATTGAGGAACTTGAATCTTTCATTGATGAGCAGCCGACAAAAATAAACAACTTTGAGGAATCATTGGTAAAGCGTATGCTGAAAAGAGCAACGGTCTACGAGGACAGGATCATATTCGAATTTCATTCGGGTGTTAACGTGGAAGTGAATATGTGAAAATATGCGAACACCCTCGCTGCTGTCGGAGAAAAACGATAGCGGCGGGGGTGTTTTGTTATTTATATCATTCTCTTGCTTACATGATCGCTTGCTTCGAATCAAAACGGTACAATTTCTCGGAAGGATATCATTTGCTGTCCCAAACGATTCGAAGAGAGCAGATCTCTTTCATTTTTGACTATGCTCAAAACGGTGGGGATAAGTCTGCCCTTTTGGAGAATATTGCTTAACCACTTTTGTGCATTTTCACGAAAACGGTGTTGGGATGCTCATTTATAGAACCATACTTACTCTTTTTATTCACAAGGAAAAATGCCGAAATCACAACAGACATAAATTCTGCAACGAGGATAGAAGCCCATATTCCCTCAGTACCCCAAATCATCGGCAGAAGCAGAACACTTGCTATCTGGAATACGAGTGTTCGCAGGAATGAAATGAGTGCCGAGGTCAGACCGTCATTAAGTGCGGTGAAAAATCCCGATGCGAAAATGGAAAATCCCGACATCAGAAATGAGAACGAGAAAATGTAAAATGCGTGACAGGTCAACTTTACAAGTTCTTTATCATAGCCGACAAAAAGCATTGACAAAGGCTTTGCAAGGAGAAGCGATGCACCAAACATCACAATCGCAAACACGGAAATGATTTTCAGACTTCGGCGGAGAAGTCCCTTTAATTCATCACGATTTACCGCTCCGAAATGATAGCTGATAATCGGTGCAGTTCCCATAGAATAGCCCATAAATGCCGCACAGAACGTAAAGCTGACATACATCAGAACGCCATAAGCCGCCACTCCGTCCTCGCCTGCATACTTCATCAGCTGCATATTATAGAGCATTCCAACAATCGACGAGGAAATGTTGCTCATAAGCTCCGACGAGCCGTTGGTGCAGGTGCGAATCAGGGCAAATTTGTCGAATTTAGCTTTGCCGAGCCTCAGCAGACTTTTGTTCTTTCGGCTGAAATAGATGAACGGAATAACACCGCCGAGAATTTCGCTGATTGCCGTTGCCCAAGCTGCACCCTGTAGTCCGAGGCTGAAGACCGCCACAAGAAGTGCATCAAGCACCATATTCGTAACACCGCAGATAATGCTCACATATAGCCCTAAATCAGGCTTTTCGGCAGCTACGAAAAAGCTTTGAAACTCCATTTGCAGAATAAATGCAGGAAGTGCAATGAGAATTATTCGTCCGTATGTCACGCAGTCCGACAGCATTTCTCCCTCTGCACCCATAATTGCACAAAGCGGACGAATCAGAAAAAATCCCAAGAACATCAGTACAATTCCGCAGCCCGATGCAAAATAGACGAGAAACGAAAAAATCCTGTTAGCCTTTTCTTTATTGCCCTCACCGAGAGTTTTCGCAACGAGAGCCGAGCCTCCTGTACCGAACATAAATCCGAGAGTACCCAAAATCATCAGCACAGGCATGATGAAATTGACGGCTGCAAACGAGGTCTTGCCAACATAATTTGACACGAAAAATCCGTCCACAACGCTGTAACCCGAGGTGAAAATCATCATGATAATGGACGGCAGAGTGAATCGCAAAAGCCGTCCGCAAGTGAAATAGTCTGAAAGCTGAATGGGTGCTTTGCTCATTGTGATTCCTCCTTGAGATAGGCGGTCATCACCATTTTGAGTATGTGAAATTGCTTTTCGTAAAGCGAAATAAACTGCTGTAGCTCGTCATCTGTAAAGACTGAGTAGGCTCTTTCCTCCATTTGAAGAACGGGAATAATGTGCTTTTTGCAAAAATCCTGACCCTTTTCCGTCAGACTGACAGATTTAATGTTCCGTGCAGTTTTAAGCTGTTCAAGGTCGATATATCCGTCCTTTTGCAGCTTTATTATTGCGGAATTTATTGTCTGTTTCGGCAGACAAAGACGCTCGCCAAGTGTGATTTGCGTGAGCTTTTCATCGGTTTCGCTGATTGCGTAAAGGATCCGGAATGCCGTATCGGAAATTCCGATATTCACAGCTATGCGGTGATAGTATTCGTCAATTTCGTTATCCCAACGTGAGATTTGATTGAATTTCTCTCTGATAAAGTCCATAATGCACCTCCATAAATCAGATTTCGGACAACATCTATTATATATCCGATTTCGGATTTTGTCAAGTGGTTTGGAAGATTTTTTAAAGATATATTCAGTAGAAATAAGCGAACACCCTCGCTGCTATCGGAGAAATTCCATAGCGGCGAGGGTGTTTTGTTATTTATATCATTCAATTTTCTGACAACAAATCCAAGCATACAACCCTACCCGAAATCCAACATTTTCAAGCACTCAACCTGCGAGTGCTGTATTTTGATAGTGCTTAGATTTGCTGTCAGATATGTTTCCGTGAACTGACTTACAGCATATGTTCCGAGTGCGTAGATTTGATGATATTGCAAAAACCACGCAAAATAGGCATTTTCTCAGTTATTTTTGCGTAATTCTTGACATCAATACCACGCACTCAACGTGCCTTGAAAGCCTGATATTGATGTCACTATGACAACCATATTAGTGCGTCAACTGGGTAAAATGAGCAATTTTGACACTTTTCTACTGATCAAAAATTCTATGCCCTAATCGTATTTCTTACAGCAAAGCAAATTCATCCATATCTCCTTGCTCTACACTAAATGTTGTTTGCGTGTTATCATAGTAGGAGTTGTCAAGAATAAAGAAATTATCTGGATCCGATGTTTCAATTGATCTTGTTTCGCCTGTTATATCTAATTTAAATTCGTCTGGATCTGACGTTTCAATAGAATGAGTCAGAGTCCCATCAGAATCATGAACATACTCTCCTCTATCATATCTAAATTCATCTATATCACTCGTTTCCATCGATTCTGTAACAATAGTATCATCCTTAGAAGGAATTACTAACTTTTTTACTTGCTTTAAATAATTCGACAGAATATGCTTTTTCATTACGAATACTCCTTTTTATATACTAATATTTTAATATCATCAGGTTCTAATTGGTTGTCATTAACATATTGTATTTCAAATGACGAATCAAATATAAGAAATTCACTCTTAATAATACCAATATCTGATTGATCATTATAGATAACAATCATCATATCTGCATCCTGCATCTGTACGCACTTTTTTATATTCGTTAACTGTATGGAATCCTTTGAGTAAGGATCATTTAAAGTAGCTACATCCATATTATAAATAATACTATTTGAAGTGTCAACTCTTTTTGGTGCATTTGAGAAATGCATATAAATCTGATGATAAGAAAAAGCTATAATAAATAGGGTTAATGATGCTTCCATCCATTTTTGGATATTTAATACATAACTCACAAAAAAATTTGCCTTATTTTTTAAGGATTGATAATCATAATAATACTGTGAAACTAACCTTTGAGTCAAATTCTCATCTTGTTCCTCTTTTAATGTTGAAAATCTGCTCATATTGTACTTTCCAACTTTAATGTATTGAAAGAGATATAATACTATATTCATGACAAAATATGCCGAGATGATAAAAAAAGCTTTGTAGATCATATTGGTTTTAAACAATAATAATATTGAATCAAAACTTATGCCTAAAAGTATTGGTAATGCTGTTAGTAATACAGTAGTATAAATATTCATTTTATTGTCGCTTTTTTCGAGCCTACTATTTTCTACTTCTATATGATAACATAAACTCTCTTTTTCTTTTTCCAAGCGATCTTCCGTCATCTTTGAATTATTCAAACGCATATAGTAGTCATTATATATCTGCTCTATATGATGGTCATTTTTATCGAAAATCTTCTTTAATGATATTAGTTTGAAAAGTTTTGGATGATACAAAACTTTATTAGTGTTATTATCATAAGTTCTACTAAGTGTTAATATGTAGAATTTATAAGCACCGAGCATAATTTGAAAAAGACTTAGCCGCCATGTTCTTAATTGTGACCTAACAGCAATACTGTTATCAATTTTTAACTCTCCATATTTCTCATCTTCTGTTAACGAAAAAACAGGAAGCCAAGAAGCAATTAAAAGTATTAAATTAATTATCTTCACTCTCATTTTTATCCCCCAAGTAGCATGTTCATAATACTATCAGAAATAGAAAGACCTAAGATACATTCGAGCCATTGCCATTGTCCATTTGGGTTGATTTCAAGGAAATACCATTTCCCATCAACATCCACTATGTAGTCTATAGCACCAAATCTTAACTGAAAATCTTTCATCATCATTTTAATACATTTTTTTATTTCTATCGGAATGTCGATAATTTCATATTGATTATTATTTCCAGCTCGCCAATCAATCATATTATCTGATACAATCTTTACAGCAAAAAAATCATCATCAACTACAGTAATCCTTACTTCAAAACTTTTTTTAATATATTCCTGAATATATACTGGGGTTAATTCTGGACTATCATAGCTGTCATTCTCATGCATTAGATTTGTTTGAATTATAGCTATTCCAGATGAAGTCTCAATTTTCCCTACAGAAATTGGCTTAATGATTCTTTGATCATTAATACATTTCCAGTAATCATTATTTCCAATAAATGATTTAGGCATTAAAATGGAGTGGCTTTTTGCATATATCAATTGAAATATTTTGTTTTCAGCCTGCCTTAATAAATAAGGTTTTGTGAGCACAACACCACTAAAGCTATTTGCCAGTCCATCTATAATAGCAAGAATATCACTATTAATGATTCGCCTGTATTCAGGAGCAAAATCACTTGTATCTGGGAAAGTAGGCTTACGATAGTATATACTTAGAGTTGTATTACTATTAATTGTATTATTTCTATACGATATTTCCCAGTAGGAGTTAGATATTGTAATTCCATAATCTGCAAACAAGTCAACATTAAATCTAAAAAAATTAGCTCTATATTTATTCTTTTCTATAATGTAGTCTATAGTTTTATCGTAAGAACATGTAATAATTAGAATTTTAGACATATACATCACCCACTATCGATCTAATACAATATTCATTTTTCACCATCAGAAAGATTCTTAAATGTCAACCATTTCAAACTGACAAGCGTGTTTTTTACTCTTCTTATCATAGTTCACGCCAACAAACAGCACTTTTCCATGATAATCCTTCAAACAGCGAATATAGTTCCGGTCTTTGATTTGCCCCAGTGCAATGCCAGTGCTTTGATTCCATTTCAGTTCCACGATCATTGCCGGGTTATGGTTTCCGGTTCTTGGTACAAATACCAGATCCGCAAAGCCTTCTCCGCCCTGCAACTCCCGATAAACCGCATAGCTGTCTTGTGCGGAATAGTATGCCAGACTCAGCACACAAGCCAGCGAATTTTCATTGTTGTACTGAATCACAGAACAGTTGTCACAGTGAACTTCCTGAAGCATTTCCGCCACCTTTTCCGCATTCTGTGCCAGTGTCAATTGCAGCAGCTTGTCGGAACGATGAATGGCATTGTTGACCGTCTGGAACTCCTGTCCCTGGATGGAATTGAGAAATTCCTGCCGCACTTCCTTGTTGGGAATCCAGGCAGTTTTTGTGTCGAAATCATAAGTCAGATACCCCAGATGCACCAGCAAAGTCAAAATATCGTCTGCTGTTTCAAAGGTACACATATCGTTCTGGAATGTTTTCGTGTTAATAGAAATATGCTCTCCGGCAATCATGCGAATGATCTTGTCCCGTAAGCCGTTTTCGTTGCGGACAATGTACATTTTCAGGGCCTCATAGGTTTCCGTTTGCGTCCAATAGCTGTCGAAGACTCGGTTCATCATTGCTGATGTCACAGATCTTGGATTGTAAATCGACACCCCGTTGACATTGTATCCGTCATACCAATCTTTTGTCTGCTCGAAAGACATCTGATAACATTCACAAAGTTGACGAACTTCCCTCTCTGTAAAACCAGTAGATTCTGCGAGTGCATATTGATTGGTCATGGAGTATTCATCAAACATATTCAGTGCAGAATGTTGACCGTATTTCTTGATTGGAAGAATCCCAGTCATATAGGCAAGTGCCACATAGGGTTGTCCTTTCAGAAGATCCCGCAGAAAATCCAGATATTCCTTTTGAGCAGTCGCATTATCCCGATGCACCCGGAAAATGGAATCCCATTCGTCAATGATGAAGATAAACTTTTCTTCACATTGACCGTACAGATCTTCCAACGCAATAATCAAACTGGTTTCTTCCGGCTCTATCACGGAGAATGTCTGTTTCATCTCTTTTAGCACACGTTTCTGCAAGAAGTCCAGCATTTCATGGACATTTTTGGTTCTGCCAAGGAATTTCTGCATATCGATGTGAATCACATTATACCGGTTCAGGTGCTTTTCAAAATCCGGTGTCTGTGCGATCTGAAACTTGGAAAACAATTCTCTCGAATCGCAGCCCTTGCTGTAATAAGCCGTCAGCATATTCTCTGCCATCGACTTTCCGAATCTTCTGGGACGGCTGACGCAGATCTCCTTGTTTTCTCCAAACAAACATTTATTGGTGAAAGAAATCAACATGGTCTTATCCACATAAATTTCAGAATAAGTAACTGTAGAGTAAAACAAATCATTTCCTGGGTTCAGATAGATTCCCATGATGCAGCACCTCCGTTTTTTCTTAGTATACCATAAATTTAAGGAGAAATCAAGACAACAATGCCGTTATAAAATCTAAAAATCCTCCCCTGCTTTTATATTTTGCAAAGGAGGATTTTTGAAGTGGTTCACTTTTCAATGGAAACCGCGACACCTGATTGAAATGTAAAATTCAGTCGATCGGAAGAAACCGTTACTTTTGCAAGTAGATGCCGAACCAGTGTTTCATCAAATTCGGTAATGTGATGCGGCTGAGCAACCAAAAATTCCTGCAGTTCCCGCATACGGTCTTTCTGCTCCTGTTGAGAAACATTTTCTCTTAAAGCCTGTTCCTTTTGCTCTCGCAGCCGAAAGATCTCCTGTGCTATCTCCTCATAATCCTCATGCCGTTCTGCACATTCGATCAACTTTTTCTGAAGAACATCTAATTTTCTCTGTATTTCCTCGGGCAGATTGGATTGTTCCATTTCAATCACTTCAGCCATATTTTCCTGTAAGATAGAAAGATATGTTTCACTGCCTCCTGTCAATTGATTCAGAGCCTCTACAAAAGCTTGCTTCAAAGATTCCTCATAGACTGTTCGTGCATGACACGCTCCTTTTTTCTCCAATCTGGTCATACATCGCCACACCACAGATTTGCAGCCTCGGTTATTCCAATGGATTCTGCGGAATTGTTCCCCACATTCAGCACAGTAAAGCAAACCAGTAAAACAGTGTTTTGCACTAAATCCACGCCGTCTGCCCATACAATCCACCTGTGAACCACGCCTTGCAATTTCCTCCTGCACCTGTAAGAACAATGCTCTGGGAATAATTGCCTCATGATCGTCCTCCACATAATACTGCGGCATTTCACCGTTATTTTTAATGCGTTTTTTCTTGAGAAAATCCACAGTATATGTTTTTTGCAGAAGGGCATCTCCCATATACTTTTCATTTTCCAGAATTAACCGAATCGAACTGTCATGCCATCGGGTATTTCCTCTTGCTGTTCGGATACCGTCCCGTTCCAGTCCCCTTGCAATCTGCTGACAACTTGCTCCCTCCAGATACTCCCGATAGATTCGTTTTACCGTTTCCGCTTGTTCCGGATTGATCACAAGATCTCCGTTTTCGTCCTTATCATAGCCAAGAAAACAGCTGGCATTGACCATCACCTTTCCCTGTTGAAACCGATACTGCATTCCCAGTTTGACATTCTGACTCAGAGATTCTGATTCCTGTTGTGCCAGAGATGCCATAATGGTAATCAGCACTTCCCCTTTCGCATCCATTGTGTTGATGGACTCTTTTTCAAAATAGATTGGAATGTTTTGTGCTTTCAGCTGTCGGATGTAATTCAGGCAATCTACTGTGTTTCTGGCGAATCGGCTGATGGATTTTGTGATGAGCATATCAATCTTTCCGTCCATGCAGTCCTGAATCATCTGATGGAACTGTTCCCGATGTTTTGTGGAGGTTGCACTGATGCCGTCATCGGCATAGATCCCAGCAAAGACCCATTCCGGATTCCTGTGAATGACTTCCTCATAATGTGCAATTTGTGCCTGATAGCTGGTTGCCTGTTCCTCTGTATCCGTGGAAACACGGCAATAGGCTGCCACACGAATCTTTCGAGTTTTCTGTGACGTGACAGCATGATTTCTTTGCTTTCGGGGTGGAATTGTAGTGACCTTTGGCATTGTTGCATTACTCCTTGCTTTGAATCAAATGATAAAGATATTCTGCTTGTTGGAATGGCGTGTTTCCATCTAATTCTGGTATTTGCTGCGGCAGTTCCAACAAAAATTTTGTCTGTGGACATACTGGCTTTCTCCTCGTTTTTCCAAGTCGCTGCATTGCATTGGCACGATGCTGCCACTCTGCATTTGCCCGAGCATAAGTTTCTTTGTCCAGAATTGCCGGATAAAAAGCATCTCCAAGGTAGCATTTTCGCTGCATCATTCGACGAACAGTGCTATGTGCCATGGGATGACCTGCTGCTCTTGCTGCCGACTGTAAACTCATACCGGCAATATAATTTTGAAAAATAAGGCGAATCTGTGCTGCCTCTTCTGGTACGATCACAGCAGCACCGTTTTCAATTCGGTAGCCGTAAGGAATCTGTCCCATCAAATCTCCTCCTTTAACAGCAGACCGCATTTGAGCCGAAATCCAATATGATTCCGATCATACAGAATTATTTGTTCTGCAAATGCAGAAAACCATGTCTCCTGAAATTCTGTCAACATTGCAAAATGCTGCTCTGTAAATCGCAGCAGCTGCTTTAATTCTGCAATTATCTCAGTTTCTCCATGTGTTTCCTGTTCCAACTGTGCAATTTCCATACGGCAGGACTCCGCTTGTTTCTGCAAAGCATTCATTTCCTGCCGGAATAAAACAGGATCTACAACCTTTTGTGCATACAAACGGTGCAGTGTGTTTTTCTTTTCAGCATGAGATTCCAGCTGCTTTTGCAGTTCCTGCATTCGCCGGACATTTTCATCATTGCTGTTCGTTTTCAGCTGTTCTAACAATGGTTTCAAAATGTGCTTTCTGCTGAAAATCAGTTTGTTCAACATCGTAACAAAAGCGGCTTTCAATACCTCCTCCCGCACATATTTCATAGGACATTTTTGAGCACTTTCAATATGAGCCACACACGTCCATGCAATTTCATTGCCGCTGTGGATTCTGCGTTTGCAAGTGCTGCCGCATTTGCCGCAAATCACCTTTCCGGAAAAAGCGTATCGCTTTTGATACTTTCCTGTACCACACACAATGCCTTTTTCGGCAGCTCGCTGTCGAATGACTGCATTTGCTTTTGCAAAAGTTTCCCGACTAACAATCGGTATGTGGTGATCTGAAAGAAGATAACATTCCACTTCCCCATGATTTTTGTGCCGATGAAAATGTACATCGGTATACGTTTTCTGCAGCAAAACATCTCCCACATATTTTTCATTGCCGGCAATTCCACGAATCGCAGCATCGCACCAATGACGTCCATTCTTGAAAGGAATCTCCTGCTGTTCCAACAGATCTGCAATCTGACAAGAACTTTTTCCGGATAACAAGGCAGAAAAAATGTATTTCACAATTTCTGCCTCCTCAGGTTCGAGCACCAGCTCTCCCCTGTCATTTCTGCAATATCCGTAAGGGAAAGACGATGACACATAGGTACCGTTTTGAAACCGGTGCTGTACCGACCACTTCTCATTTCTGGATATGGATAAAGATTCTTCCTCTGCCATGCTGCTGAGTATCGTCAGAAACAATTCGCTTTCCATACTGCCGGTGTCTATGTTTTCTTTTTCAAAGAAAACGGAAACCCCAATTCCTGATAGTTCCCGAACAAGAGCGAGGCACTCCGCCGTATTTCTGGAAAACCGACTGATGGATTTCACCAAAATGCGGTCTACCCTGCCCATGCGGCAAGCCTGTAAAAGGTCTTGCAGTCCAGGACGAATTTCTGCTTTTGTTCCAGTAATGCCAGCATCATAAAAGATACCCGCAGATTCCCACTCTATATGCAGTTTGATCCACGCCGCATAATGTTCTTTTTGTGTTCCCAGACTTTCTATCTGGTCATCATGCTCTGTGGAAACACGGCAATAAGCCGCTACACGACATTTTCGATAAACAGCTGCTGAGCGATTTGCCTCAATTTTGGTAATAGTTTTCATGCTTCTGCACCTCCTTTTGACGTGTCCATATTACCTCTTTTTCGGCGGAATTGCAAGCGCTTTCGGCAATAAGTCCACGTAAATCGGAGAGAAAGAATGCCGATTTTTGAGCGTTAATTTGTCATATTCCTCAAAGGAAATCAAACCGGAATGATATAACGCATCAGTCAGCTTTTGAGCACGGTGGTAATTCAGTTCATCTATCAATTTTTGTTGTTCCATAAAAGAATCCTCACTGATTGAAATTATCCCAAGAAACATAACCAGTCACAAATCGTCCCACCGGTGCTTTTCCGCAAAACTCCGGCTTTGTGGTGATCCGATAGCGGCCGTTCTTGCAGGCAATGCCGTCATAAAGATAGTAAGTGCCGCTGATTCTTCTGGTTACAGATGTAGTTTCTGCACTGGCGAACAGAGGCGTGTTGGCACGAATGGCAACCTTCTGCTCCTTGGTGAACTTGCCGCCATTGGTGTAGACCGCATTTCCGTTGGCATCAAATACAGAATATCCGACCTTGCAGGCTTTCTTCGCATTCTCCAAAGAAGTGTACGCCCCTAGCTGCGACTTTGCATCTGCCCAAGACTTTCTCACACGGTAAAGCTGCTTTGCAGAAGGTGCAGAAATAGTGGGAGTTCCAGCATTCAAATAAGACTGTACCTTTTTCTTGAACTCCGCCCAATGAGGCAAAATGTACGCCGGACACATTTTGTACCGATTGTACGTGGTGTTCAACTGGTCAATCGTTCCGTTTCGTCCGTCACGAACATTGAGCCAGTGGGTATGCGTGTAGAGATGGTTGATGTCCAATCCATACTGTTTCAGAAGTGCTGCGGCAAGTTTCGCACAATTGTCCTCCGACTTCTTATTCGTAGAATTGTACGCAGAGGACATAATACACTCAATGGCAATGGTTCTGCGATTTCCATTACCACTGCCATCAGCGGCGTGCCAGCCGCTCAGGCTGTGGGGCAGATTCTGCCATGCACATACATTATCCACATAGTAATGGACACGCACATCCTTCATGTTGTTATTGACGGTTGCCCTTGTGTACTGTTCCGCAGGGGTCGTGCCGCTCGCTACTGTAATCCAGTCTGTGTTGTGAACAGTCACACCAATGATTTTCCCCGCCATGGAAACAGAGGGCATATCAATGTGGTTGGGATTGTGTTTGGTGAGTAAATACTCGTTGATTTTTACTCCATTCAGAGTCGTTGTTGCATCTGGTCTTAAAATAGTCATATTACTTGTCCTCCTTGTCGGTCGTTTCTTCGGTTCTGCCGATTTTCGTTTGCAGAACATCAATTGCCTTTTTGATTGCAGGCGGGTAGGGGATCAATGCCAACAACTTAAGCGATATTGGCATTTACCCCGCATAAAAAATCAAACAAGATTTCAAAGAAAATGATGTACAAAAGTGAGCTAAAAGTTTGTGCAAAAAGCGAATTGACAAAATGAAAACGCCGACAAAATCGAAATAGTAGATTTTGCTATTTCGGAGGTCGGAAACATGAACCAGTTCTTTTATCAGATCACCCGTAAGGCATCGGATCTTATCAATTCTGATGACTACCGTGAGAGGAATATTACAAGGCAGACCGCATTTACAAGAAACAGAAAATTGTCCTTTCCTGTTATGATCGTTTTGCTGCTGAATTTTCTCACAAGAACGATGCAGATCGAGCTTGATGATTTCTTTGCAAATGTTCTGGATGCGGGTACAGATTCTGTGACAAAGCAGGCATTTTTCAAAGCTCGTAAAAATATTCTGCCTGATGCATTCAAGGAGCTGTTTCTCATGACAAGAGATATGGTTCTGAACAAGAATAAGATCAAGCGCCATAAGGGTTATCGTATTCTTGCAATAGACGGTTCGGAACTCCGACTCGATAAAACCAAGGAGAACAAGGATATATTTCTGCCCAGAAATCATTCTCCTGAGAATAAAACAAATGCTGAGATCTCACTTCTGTATGATGTGATCTCGCATTATGTCATAGATGCCCAGATCGGTTCCATTGGCGTCTGTGAACGAGAATATGCTAAGAAAAATCTCGCCCATTTTTCAAGCATCTGCGATGAAAAAGACATCGTCATTTTTGATCGTGGTTATCCTTCAAGAGACATGATCGCTACCCTTACCGGAATGGGATGCAAATATCTGATGCGGCTTCAGGCTTCATGCTTCAAGGGTGTAAAAGAAAACCCGTCAAATGATTTCAGGATCACTGTATCCACCAAGACAGATACGTATTCAGTCCGTGTTGTGCGGGTGATCCTTAAGTCGGGTGAGATTGAAACACTGATCACAAATCTATCTGAAGATGAATTCAGCGCTGATGATTTTCTTGATCTCTATTTTCTTCGCTGGGATATCGAAACGACCTACGATACCTTGAAAAACAAATTGCTGATAGAGAAGTTTTCGGGGCGTTCACCTGTTGCAGTTTTGCAGGAATGCTATGCCATGATGTTTGTATTAAACTGCATTGCCGCAATGTCTGCCACTGTAAACAGAAAGCTGTTATCACGCAAAACTGACTGCAAATATCAGTACAAAGCGAATGTAAATTTGATGATCGGCTACTTCAAATATCGACTGTCTGCTATGCTGCTGTTTGCAGGAAAGGCTCTTGATATTTGTCGGCAGCTTATATTGCTATGCCTAAAACAACCTGTTCCGATGATTAAAGGTAGGTCTGCTCCTCGTCCGGAATTTTCTCATCAGCGCAAGGTGTTTTGTCCCAAATATTCTATTTGATTTTTTATGCAGGGTAAATGCCAATATCGCTTAAGTTGTTGGCATTGGGTAGGGGATACCCATTAAGCTTGTATTTTCAATGATGGATAACAGTTCGTTCAAACAAAAACTGATGCAAACGGCATCCCGGATGTAGTTGGTATTCAGCAGAATATCCATCCGAACTGCAACGACGATCAGCATTAAAGTGCAGACTTTTTTCGCCAGACCGAACCAGCCAGCTTTGGAAGAAAGTCCGCCGCTTTCTGTGTGTTTGGACTTTTTCATCATGGCGGTGATGATGCCGGTGAAAAAGTCGATTGCCATAAAGACGACCAGTGTTACCAGAGCGGAGTCCCAGCCGCCAAAAATGGCAGTAAAAAAGCCGCCGGCCAAGCCGACAGCTACACAAATGGTATCTTTCATTTTCAACCCTCCAGTACTTTCAGGAATCGGATTTTCGGGTGGGAATTGTTGCTTCTGCCTGCCCATGCAAGGTAATATTCGCCGTCAGAAATGCTGGTGCATTCTGTGATGGTGGTGATAAAGGTGTCCGACTGCAGCCAGCGGAAATCCAGAGATACCGCACGATTTGCATCGATCTCTGTGTTTACATACACGCCAATAGGAATGTCGATCTTCTGCGGTTTCGGCACCAGATACAAACTTCCGGCTTCACTCGAACCCGACTGATAGGACATCACAATTTCAGCATTTTTCGTCAGGGACAATGGCTTTGCACAAACAGTCAAAACCAACTTATCCCAGTTGAAGCACTCCTGAGAATAGGACAGCACAAAATCATTTGCTGCACTGCAAAACTGCGGATAGGCAGCCAGAAAATCTGTCATTGTCTGATAGCTGCCGTCCAGAATCATGCTGAGATTCGATGCATAGGTCGAAACGGCATCCTGTCCGGACTGAAACAGAATAGTGTAATTTCTGCCGCTTGTCAGGTTATTGATTTGCTTTTGCAGGCTCTCCAAAGTGCGTTCTGCCGTTCCGATTCTGGAAGTATTGCTCTCCACCTTTTCCGAATAGACCGTAACCTTTGTACTAAGCCCATTGATTTGTGTGCCAAAACCATCCCATTGTGCGATTTTAGCGGCAGTGATCTGATCCAATGCGGATTGATTTTCGTGGGTATGCGATTTATCTTCCAGGCGTGTGATGGAAAGTGTATGCTCCTGCAAGGTATACGTCAGACTGTCGGACAATTCCTGCACTTTTTCATTCACATAATTGACCTTGGCATAGGGTGCAAGGTCTACGGCTGCACCCTCTGTTAATGTCACTGTAGTTGTACCATTTTTATCTGTAATGGTGATTGTGATAACACTGCCATCCTTCACAACATTCGCAATCGGGGAAAAGCCGTCTTTACCAGCTACGCCAGCATCTCCCTTTTCACCTTTTTCTCCGGGAACGCCCTGCAGCCCTCTATCTCCGGGATCACCTTTTTCGCCCTGCAATCCGGTGTCGCCCTTTTCACCACGCTCACCAGTATCACCTTTTTCACCTTTCAAGGATAAAAGCCATTTTTCCTCAGAGTCTTCGTAGCCATGCTCCACTGCAATTGCATATGCTGATTTTCCATCTGCACCATCTTGACCGGGATTTCCTTTGGCTCCTGTATTGCCTTTATCACCTTTCAAGGAAGAGAGCCAGTCTGATTCAGAGCCTTGATAACCTTGCTCTACCGCAATTTGATATGCAGATTTACCGTCTGTACCTTTTTCTCCGTTTGCACCATTATGAAGCGTTGCAGAAGTTTCGCCATCGGCATCGACAATGGTAATTACAACACCAAACTCCATTTGCTCCGTCTTCACTTTGGGAGAAAATCCATCTTTTCCATTTTGAAGTCCAGTAGCCTTTTCGTCCAGTTTTTTCAAAAGCTGCGTATATAAATCCAGAGTCGGCGGAATTGGCGTATCCCCATCTGCGACAAAACCGGACGGTCGGATGTGAAGTGTGACGGGTACTGTTGTTGCACGCAGTGTAGTATCGCTTTCTGCATCGTAGCCAAACAAACTCATCTTCACTGTACCGGGATGCAGTTCGGCAGGCAGCAAGCAAGTCGTTCCCTCTGTGCCAAGCACCACGTTGTATGTTTCTTCACACTGCGTGAACTGCACCACTTTGTGCAGCATTTTCCAAGCTCCATCAAACACGAACTTCACCGAAACAAATGCGATCTGGTCAGAGGCAATGACCTCTCGCTCCAGCACCTCGATTTTTTGCTGTTTCACTAAGAATTTCATCATCCATTTTTCACCTCGTTCCATGTTTGATTTTCTCTGTCATAAACCATTTCACCATCGACACACACCACCTTATTCAGATAGCCGGGATTCGTGCTGCCACTGTTGCCATCCCAATTCAACGATTTCTCTACCTTTGCCCACTCTGCCAAACTGCCCTCATAGGTGATGGTGTCCAGTTTGTAGCAGTAATTGATCATATGCGAACCAATTTTTCGTACATTCTGGCTAAGTGTCAGTTGCTGCAGCTTGTGGCAATTGACAAAGCAGAATGCAGGAATTTCGGCACATTCTACTCGAACTGTCTGCAGCAAAGGAGAATCTTGAAATAGATATGTCCCCAGTGTAGTCAACGTTTTCGGCAAAGTGACCGTGGTCATAGATTGATTTGTAAAGGCTTTTTCATCAATTGTATCCACAGAAGACGGAATCTGCAATGCAGTTAAACCGCCATCTGAAAATTGGAAAAAGGCACGTTTGCCGATTCGTTTCAAGGTATTTGGGAAACTTGCTGTTGACAGATTGCTGTAGCGTTCAAAAATGCTATTTCCGATCTCCGTGATTCCTTGCCCTACAACCAGCTGCTTGATGTCGGTATTTTCAAAGAACGGTGATGTACCAATCTCATAAGCATAAGTTGCACCCGTTCCACGCAAAAGCAATTTCCCGTTTGCATAAAGGATATAGTAGACGTTTTCTCCGCATTGTCCGCTTTTTAGAATATCACCGCCAATCAAGTCATCTACCTTGGTTTGCAGTTCGGAAATCTGACTGTTCATTGCATCCAGCCGTTTTTGCAGTTCCTCCAGAGATGCCTGATTCTCTGCCATTTTTGAGAGCATCTCTGTTACTCTGCACTTACCAAGAATACACTTGCAGTATCCGCATTTGCTTTCATCTGCACGGCAGTCTGTCAGGTCGGAATCCAGAATACTTGTCGTTCCAGCACGCAGTCTTACAACTGCTAAAGTCAGATAAGTCGTCACATTGTTGTTGGTAAAGGCGGGAATGGTTGGACTGGTGGCTGCTGTACCTGCCAGAACACGAATCCCACAGGTGCGTGTGGAACGATCACAGTAGATTCCGATTGCTACATAACGATTTAGAGATTCATCTACATAGGAAGAAAGGTCGATGGTATGCAGGGTATCACTGATAAAGTAGTGTCCATCGATCCACGCCTTGCCCGTGCCGAATGTAACGGATAAATTTTTGACCGTTGGTGCAAAGCACTGCCGGTAAGTATCCAGAATCCCGTTGCAAATCAGGCTGGACAAATATGCGGTGAAATCCTCTGCGGTATACACCCGGTCGAGGTTTTGTGCGTTAAAAAATCCATAGGAAAAAGACATATGAATATCACTCCGTTTCTTTGAAAGTCGGGGTCAGACTTCTGCCGTTCTGGTCGAAGCTCTCCACCATGCCAATCAGCTGTATTTTCGTCTGAATCAAACCAAAGCGTTTCTGTTCCACAGTCACATAGTCGCCCACAAAGTAATCCTTGTTGTACTGATACTGGGTGGAAAAAGCAGCGATGGCGGATTCCGATGCCGTTTTCGGCTGTACCAGATGTTCCGCACCGCTGCTTTTCAAAATTTCCAGATATTCCGCATCGGTCACATCTTCTTCCTGTGCCGTGTTTCGCTCGTCTACATACACCTCATATCGGTCAAGGTAAGTTGGCTCTGCACCAGAACAGAAGGTCGTGCGTTTTTTGGCATTGCCTTCGCCGCAGCCCAGCACATAGGCGAAGTTTTTCTGCACCGCATCATCCGCAGCATAGGAAAAGGACAGCAGATTGTTGTATGCATCGGAAAACACAATGTGGGGATTTTCATCCTGAAACAAACTGCGGTCTGTTCCGGAAAACAGGTTGCATTTCAGTTTATTTCCATCCAGACGCACATTTGCCGAACCGCCGATGGTTTCACAAAGGCTGTACAGCCATTCTAAGATGTTATCATAGCTGACCTGCATTCGTGCGGTGTTCTGCCAGCAGTCACCGGACACCGTTCCCATGGAAAAACCGGGCAGATTGCGGATTCCGGCAGAAATCACATTGCGGGACAGCACCTTGCGGACGATGTCCTCATAGCTGCCGTTTGCGGTGATGGTGGGATAGATGATCCGCCGTTCCAGAAGACAGGCAAGAAACCGTCCGGTGACTGTCAGGTAATCGCCCTTTTCGGCATCGGTCTCCAATTGCAGAGATTCAATGATGCCGAAGTGCTGTGCATCATCGCTCCTTGCCACAATTCTGCCACGCTGAAAGATGGATACATTCTGGGGACTGGCAGCGATATACACCTCAAAACAGCCGCACTGGTAGAACTCAATGTCCCATAAGAGCGAAGAATAGCTGTCGCAGATGGCTTCCAGTGACACAGAGATCTGGTCTTTCAGAGCCGTCAAGCTGTAAATTTCCAACTGCATAGCTATACCCCCAGATAAGAATTGCGGTGCATCAAAGTCACACGCAGTTTTTTCACACCACGTACTGCCTCGACCCGAAAGATATTTGTGCCTTCCTTCAAGGTCAGCCAGGTGGAACCGGAAACCAGCCGGTTCAGGATATTGCTGTCTACGCCGTTACGTGTCAGCATGACGGTCTTGTTTCCGGTTTTCGTGGTAACCGTAATGACATCGCCGGTCAGAATATCACCTTTGATTTGCAGATACTCACCGTTTTCGTTGTAGATGGTCGGTGTCACTGCCACCACTTCCTGCGGAATGTCGCTGGGCAGTGCCTCAATTCGCAGTGTGAATCCGGTTTCATCCCCGTCATTAGTGATAGAGAACAGGTTGCTGTTGGAATACACACCCAAAGGAAACGGAGCATCGTTCTCCGGAAAGGGAAAGTGAAATGCTCCGGTGATGCCGCTGTAATAGGCATAGAAAATATCCCGGCTGTACCAGTAGATGTCCGGACAGAGAATAGAGATCTGCCCACTGATTTGCTGCTCGAAATGCTCCACTTCGCAGGTTTCTACATACCCCTCGGCATAGACATCGATGTTTGCCGTCTTGTACCAGATTTTGATGTATCGAGACGGCTTGACCACATGATACAGCTGATGCCGCCGTTTCTCGATGCTGATGCCACGCATGGCAAAGGAGATGACCACGTTTCGCTTTTCGATAAAGGCGTTATTCAGGTAGCTGCCGTTCATGCCAGCATAGGAAGATGTGGAGATCGTTCCGGCAGGCGGATTCAGACCTTCGATTTTGGAGGTCATGTATTGGTTGGCGGTGGTGGACAGATTCACTTGTTCGCCGGATTCGTTTTCGAGGATGAGAGTGAAATACATGGGATACCTCCTTGCTTTTTCTGGTGGGGTGTGATATAATAGATAAAAATGATAGGGGCATTAGCCCTGTAAATCGGAATTTGTGTGACGAATTATGATATTTAATTTAGAGACGAGGTTGTTAAAGATGAATATAAAACGTATGATTGAAGAAGATAACAGAATAGGCAACTTTATCAATGGAGAATTCTTATCCTATGCTGAACAGAATAATGTTGATTTGAATTATAATGAATTCTGTTTTATTGCGGAAAGCGATGATGGTGAGATAGTGGGTGTTATTACAGGTCGTGCATATTATAATGAGGTGCATATAGGTGATTTGATTATACATAAAGCTCACAGAAAATGTGGATATGGAAGTAAACTTGTTTCAGCAGTTGAGGAAACATTTCAAAATGCAGGATATGATAAAATTACACTCACGACATTTGGATTTCAAGCACCGGAATTCTATAAGAAACTTGGATATATCGTTGAATTCATTCGAGAAGATAAAAATCCTAAATTATGCAAGTATTTTTTGTCAAAGCGAATCATTCGATAAATTCCAGTTTACCACTCTACACATTCAACGCATTCCGTGTCAACCGATAAATCTCCAACCGTGACAATGCCTTCGGCGATTGATTGGTCTGATTCACCGTTTTCCGGTTGTCCGTGTTGTAATAATTGTTCACCGTCCCACCAGAACTGCCGGGCAGCATTGCTCCGGAGATTCCATGCAAGCTGTAATTCAAATCAGAATCCATAGTCAGCTGCATGGCTTTCGCCACACCGCCCACTGCTTTCTCCACATACTTCTTGCTTTTGTCGATGCCGTTTGCCAGCCCTTTCATAAAGTCCGGCATCCAGCTTTCGTAGTCTGTCAGCGGGCCTTTGTCCGGAACCGAGAAGTGCAGGAAATCCCGAATGGTATCGGCAACATTGGTGACGCAGTCTGCCAGCCAGCCGATGGCACTCTGAATGCCGTCAATGATTCCCTGAATGATGTCCCGTCCCCAGTTCCAGGCATCGGAAGCCAGTCCCTTGATATATCCTACAGCGGCATCGAACCCATTCTGAATGGTAGATTTGATGCCACTGATTTTGTTGGAAACCGCAGAACGAATGTTGTCCCAGATGCTGGACACCGTAGAAGAAATGCTCTGCATCACGTTGGAAATGGTGCTTTTGATACTGTTCCAGATGTTAGATACCACCGACCGGATGGCGTTCAGAACATTGGAAACCGCAGAGCTGATCTGATTCCAGATAGACGATACCACAGAAAAAATGGCATTCATCACACTGGAAATCGTGCCGGAGATGCTGTTCCAGATGGAAGAAACCACATTCCAGATCGCAGACAAAACAGAAGAAATGAAACCAGATACCGCATTCCAAACTGTAGTCACCACATCTTGAATTGCCGTCAAGACCGTGGAAATTGTAGTAGAAATGGCATTCCAGATGGTTTCAAAGGTCGTTCGGATGCCCTCTAAAATGGGCGTTAAAAACGCCACGATCGCATTCCAAATGGCATTGATCTTCTCCGAGATCCAGTCCATGACTCTGCCCACAATGATCTGAATGGCTTCAAAAATCGTCTGAAACAGATAACCAAATGCCGTGATCAGCGGTTCTAAGGTGGTGTAAATGGCATTCCAAACGGTCGTAATGACGTTATGAATTGCCTGAAAGACCGTAGAAACCACATTGTAAATGGCATTGAAAATCGTGCTGAAAAAGTTGTAGATCGCCGTAAAAATGGTGGTGAAGAAATCCCGAATCGCCGTAAATACGGTCGTTGCCACCGTCTGAATGGCAGTGACAATGGTGGTGAATGTATTGGAAATGGATGTCCAGGTGTTGACGAAAAAGTCCCGGATTCCGGTAACGATTCCCGTGAAAAAGGAAGCAATGCTGTTCCATGTGTCCACGAAAAATGTTTTGATGGAAGTCCAGACTTCGTTCCAGCTTGTTCCGAACCATCCCAGCACCACATCTGCAATGCCTTTCAGAGTATTCATGATATTGCGGAACGTGTTGACAACGAAATTCCAGATAGATGTAAAAATTCCCTTGATGCCGTCCCAGCACTGCTCCCAGTCACCAGTAAACAAACCGATCAATACATCAAGTGAATTTAAGAGAATATCTGCAAATCCAGAGAAAATATTGGAGATATTCTGAAAGACGCCTTCAAAAATAGGAGCCAGCAGATTGCACAGTCCATCCCACGCCGCTTTCAGCACATCGGTAAAACTCTCAAAGTCGAATCCCAGAGCGTTTAACCGGTCAGTGATGCCCTGTGTCAATCCGGTAAAGGTGCTTTTGATTTGCTCCCAGATGGCGATGATGTTGCTTTTGAATTCGTCATTGGTTTTCCAGAGATGCACAAAGGCAGCCACCAGAGCGGCAATAGCTGCGATAATGGCAAGCAGCGGACCTAATGACACACCCAACGCTCCGGTAATAGCTCCGATGCCACTCTGCACAACAGAGAAAAGGGCAGGCAGTTTGGACACTGCGGAAAAGACCGTCCCCACACTGGAGATGGTCTTTCCAAGCACCACCAACATCGGTCCCAGAGCAGCAGCCACCAGTGCAATTTTCGCAATGGTTTCTTTTGTCTGCGGATCCAACTGGTTCAGCTTGTCCACCAGTTCCTGAATGCGGGAAACAATGGAGCGAATGGTGGGCATCAGAATATCGCTAAAACTGATCGCCAATTCTTCCAGCTGAGATTTCAAAATGGTCACTTGTCCGGCAAGGTTATCCTGCATGACCGCCGCCATTTTTTCGGTCGTGCCATTGTAGCCGTCTACTGTATCCGAACAGGTGTCAATGGCATTGGACAGCTTTTCAAAATCCGCTGGGGAACCATTGATGATCGCCAGCATACCGGACATAGCCTCTTTGCCAAACAGCGAGGCAGCCGCCTGTGCCTGTTCTGCCTCGGAAAGTTCGCCCAATTTCTGTCGGAGTTGTTCCATAAGTTCCCGTAAAGAGTACATCTTGCCGGAACTATCCGTCAAAGAAATGCCGTACTGTTCCATGGCAGATGCTACCGTGCCTGTCGGCTTTGCCAGATTGGTGATAGCGGAACGCAGTGCTGTACCAGCCTGTGAGGATTTGATACCGGCGTTTGCCATTAGTCCGATGGCAATGGCAGAGTCTTCAGCAGAGTATCCCAAAGAACCCAGCACCGGAGCGGCATATTTGAAAGTTTCACCCATCATGCTGACGTTGGTATTGGCATTAGAACTTGCGGCCGCCAGAATATCCGCAAAGTGTCCGCTGTCCGAAGCAGACAAACCGAAAGCGGTCAGAGCATCCGTGACAATGTCCGAAGTTGTCGCCAAGTCCTCACCGGAAGCGGCGGCAAGGTTCATAATGCCTTCAATACCGCTGAGCATATCATTGGTTTTCCAACCTGCCATTGCCATATAGTTCATGGCTTCCGCAGCCTCGCTTGCAGAGAATTTTGTTTTGCTGCCCATTTCACGTGCTTTTTCCCGGAGAGCATCCATCTCTGAACCGGTCGCACCCGAAACAGCTGCCACTTTTGACATGGCGGAATCGAAATCCGCACCAGTTTTCACGGCAATGGTTCCCAGAGCCGTGACACCGGCAGTGACCGGCAGCAGCTTTTGTCCCACACCGGAAATTTTGTCCCCGGCGGACTGCAGCGTTTCACCCAGAACGCCCATCTTTTCCAAGGCGGTGTGAGAATTGTTTGCTTCTGTGGTCAGGCGTTTCAGTTCGTTTTCGGTTTCGATGATCTCCCGCTGCAAAGCATCATACTGCTGCTGTGAGATTTCACCATTCGCAAGAGCCGTATTTGCCTGTTCTGCAGCGGTTTTCAGCACTTCCAGCTTTTCCTTGGTAGCAGATACCGCATCTGCCAGCAGCTTGTGTTTTTGGGATAGGAGTTCGGTGTTGGTGGGATCAAGCTTCAGCAGCTTCTGGACATCTTTCAGCTGCGTCTGTGTCCCCTTGATATCCTTGTTGACACCTTCCAGTGCTTTTGACAGCTTGGTGGTATCACCGCCGATTTCTACGGTGATGCCTTTGATTCTATTAGCCATACAATTCTCACCTCCTATCAAAACGCATCAAAGTCACTCTGATCTGCCAGCACATCATAATGACAATCGTCATTCTCCCGTTCGGTGAACATATCATTCACCAGACCAATGGTCAGAAAATCCAAATCGCCCATTGACAAACCAAGCTGAACGCACCGCAACAAAAACAGCGGTGTGGTCATCGGTCGGTCAATCGGGCGATGTTTTTTTTAGACTTGACCTGTGTTTCTACGTTCAAACCCCAAAGGTCGATCAGCTGCGGCAAGATCTCATAAATGCTGAACGTGTTAAACTGCTCCAACCACTCGTCCGGCGATGCCGGAATGGCTGCATCGGCGTGTTTTGCCATGATGTAGGCGATGTTCTCAAACACTTCAAGGCTCTCGATGTCCAGTGCGGAGGATTCCTCTGTATTTTCTCCCACAGACTTTTGCAGTGCTGCAAAATCCTGATAAATATCTCTGCGAAATTTCAGACGATACAGTCTGGGGACTGCCGCACTTGCCTTAAACGGCACATCAATACCATCAATGGTGATGTTCTTCTGAATTGCCATACTGCACCCTCCTTACGCTTTCACAGATGCTGCGGATGCCTTACCACTCTGTACAGCGGCAGCCAGATTTGGCATATATACCGCCTTGTACCAATTCTCATAGACCTCGGCATCCGTTTTCTCACAGGTTTTAGTTTTTACCAAACCACTGTTCAACGCCGTTGCGGTCAAAGACAGCGTTTCTGTTTTAACTTCCTTTTCGTCCTCAATGGTGCTGGATTCTGTTGCCGGACGAGAGGCAGAGCAGCAGAACAGACAGTGCCGAATTTTATTCTTATCGCCGCTGAATTCAAACAACAGGGCAAACTGCGATACTTCTGCGGTATTGGTTTCCGTGAGAACGCCCTTTTCATCCAGTTTCTCACCGAGAATGTCTGTCGCAAACTCAAGCGGAACCAATGCGATTTCAAGATCTCCAGTGTAACCAGAGTTATTGTTGATCACATAGTACACACCATCGTCAGCGTAAAAATTGGATGCTTCACCTTCTGCATCGATAGACAGCGACACTGCACCGGGAATGCGAACCGGCTTTGCAAAAGTCGGCACACCTTCTTCATCATAAGAGGTGATTTTTGCATAGTGAACTTTGTTCAGACCGAATTTTACCTTGTTTTTCTCCATTGCCATATAGATCAAACCTCCATCTCATAGAGTACTTCATACAATTCTTCCGAATCAATGAATGTTTCTGTTTTTGTATAATAAATCTCGTGCTGGGAAAGCACTGACTCCACCTGTTCTTCTAATTCCGGCAGTTTTTTATCCGTGTACAATTCAATGTCCAGCTGTTTGCAACTGAAATATGCCAAATTATCTGCCGAAAACGTATTCTCTCCGGGAGATAAGAACAGCAGAAAAGGCGGTTCAGGACTTTCGCCTTCCGCATAATGATGATAGGCGAAAGGTAGTCCCATTTCCTCCATCATTTCTGCGATTTGTTCGTAGGTCATGACAAAGCCCCCTCAATCAAATGCTCCAGCAACTGCACACCGTTTTCTTCCGCAGGAGCAATATGCGGTTTGCCGGATACCCGACCACCGCCACGTTTAGCATGACCTTTCTCCAATAAATGTGCCAGTTGATAACGATTCTTACTGTGGACAATCATCTCAAGAGAATGGCTGTTTTCCTTTGTCTTTTTGGCAGTCCAGCTTTTTGAATACGCACCTGTTCGCTTTGGAGCGTTTGAAGATATTTCATCTTTTACAGACTTTGCAGTCTTTCTGACTGCTTTTTTCATTGACGTATCTGCAAGGTCTGCATATTCCGTCAGACCTTTCATAATCTCATCATCCATTGCATCAACTGTAGTCATCGGAAGCACCTGCCTTTCGTATTCCACCATCGATTTTCATGTAGTTGTTGTGGTCGTATAAAGGAGTAATTCCGGTGACATTGTAAATGTTATTCCTAAAAAGAATACGGAAATTGGTACTGTTGATGTTCATCGATGCAGGACTTTGACGGACAAGAAATTCAAGCTTTTGTACCTCTTTGGTAACTCCTGCATCGGTGGTTTCACTTGCTGTTTTCACAGTTACCTTTGCCCACAGAGAAAATGTTTCTTCCCACTTGGTGATGTGATTTCCAATCTCATCAATAACAGTCCTGTGTTCCAGAATGGTAATTCTTTGATTCAAAGTTCCGATTTCCATTACATCACACCCTCTCGCTGTGCAAACAGAATTGAACGAAGATTTAAGGTCAGCTTTTTGTAATCAGGATTACTTCTGTTTTCATAAAGATACCCAAGTGCGAAAAGCATCGCTGTCCGCACGATATCCTCATTTTTTGTAAAATTTTCATCATCTAACCTACCAACGTCCATTACCAGATTTTTTGCTGTAGAAAGCAGATTCTGAATCAGACTATCGTCCTCCTCATAATCCACTCTCAGATAGTTTTTCGCCTCTTTCAGCGTAATCATAGCATCACGCTTTCTTGATGGTAAGTGTCTTGATTGCTTCCGGAAGAATCAACTTGCCGTCCAAACGCTGCGAAGCAAGGAAACCAACCTGACCTGTCATAGCAAAGAGTTCATTCAGTCTCTTGAAAGAGCGTCCCTGTCTGTCGGCCACCCAGTAATAACTAAAGTCGCCGAATGCCATGCATTTGTTGCCTGACTTGATTTCCGGCACATAGCTGGATGTCTTGTAAGGACGATTCAGAATGGTATCCGGAACACCAGCCTGCACAGACGGACTCCAGATATAGTTTCCTGTGTTGTCCTTCAATTTTCTGAGAGCCTTGACAGTGGAATCATTGAGCACCCACACTGCCTTCTTGCGGTACGGACTTCTGAGGGAGTAGAAAAGTTCCATCACATCATCAAACGTGATGCTTGCACCTGTGGTGGAAGTGCCGTCTTCTGCACCGCCTGTTGCGTTGAAAATGCCGGTCGGTTTTCCCTTGCCGTCACCAACGAAGAATGCTTCTTCTTCCTTCGCACCAATACGGCGTGCAAACTCTTTTGCAATGTAGGACGGCAGGTCAAATACGCTGTCATTGAGAAGTTCCTCAGAAATTTTGATTGCTGTTCCCAGCTTATATGCGGAAAGCGATGCCTGTCCGAACGTATCATCAGAAAGAGAATACTGCTGTTCTTCGTCCATCCAGACCGCATCGCCCTTCGATGTTACGATAGGAATCTTGCGGTCGCCGGAACTGGTCTTGATGACGGTTGCCATCTGACGGAAGATGCTCTCTTCCTCTAATGCTTCCACCAGTTTTCGTTCGTGAGGTAGCAGTGTGCCGCCTTATCATCTTTCGATGACAGGTTTGCACAAAGCCC